TTGACGGAACTGTAGATCGGCCTGTTTCAACTGCGCATCTAGCTGCATCTGCTGTTGTTTGAGCTGGATCTCCTGCTGCTGCAACTGGATCAACGGATCCTGCATCTGCTGCTGGATCTGCTGCTGTTGTTGTTTCGCTTGGTTCTGCTGCATCAACTGCTGAGCTGCGAGTGCCGCAAGCTGCGAGATCTGAACCTCCTCTTCTGGTGGCAGGAAGCCCGGATCGTTGTCCTCCGACATGTCCGAACCCGCTTGCATGGCCTTGGGCGGCGGGGGTAGGACAGCACCGAGCTTGGTCTGGATATCAGCCCGATACTGATACGCCAGATGCTCCATGATATGAGCGTTGACCGCTGCCATGATCTGAGGAGCCTGTGGGTTCTGTCCGATCTGCGCCGCCATCAACGGGTCGTGCAACAGAGCGTTGTGTACCAGCAAGTGAGCCTTGTGATCTTGGTACATGAACGCCTTGACCGGCTTGTTGATCAAGAGGCCCATGTTCTCCGACACCGGATCAACCGGCAGCATATCGTCTTTGAGCGGCACGATCTTCTGGGCGTTCTTGACGCCCAGCACCTCAATCATCTGTCGGTGGAGGAACGGAAGGTCATAGATCTGAGGCGCTTGCTGAGCAAGCTGCATGACCGCCTGATACTGCACCACACGCTGCGCCATAGTTGATGCGTTAGGGTCGGAAACAGGAATGACATCGCAACAATCGTAATCAGAACGCTTAGCACCTGCGTCTCCAATCTCGGGTTGGTAGTCATAGCTCTCCGGGGTGTTATCCCTGATAATGGCTGCAAGGAGCTTGAACTCGTCCTTCATGGTGTAGTGAATGCGCGCTTGAACGGCGCTCATCACTTTCATCACGCGTTCAAGAATGGCAAGCGTCGTGCCTACCGGTGCCTGTGCCGACATATCGGATATGTTCAGCTCAGCCGTTGCGGCAAACTGACGACCGTCAGCCACAACTTTGTCCATTAGTGCCATCAGAACCTGCGATGGTTCCTTGTATGGAAGCGGGAGGATGTTGTCCCGTATGGCACCTGAAGGAAGATCTACATCTCGGAATTCACCCGGAGCGATGGGGGTATCATCCCCCTTAACACGCATACCGCGAGCCTTAAGACCCCCCGGCAGATTGCTAAGCGTACCCGCGTCGATAAGCTGCCGCATGAGGGATGTGGCTGTGTGGGTATGACCACCGATAAGGTGTATGAGACCGAAGTAATAGAACCCAAATCCCGGTATGTAACCGTAGTGAACGAAATGTTGCCGTCTCTGCTTGAGCTTGTCGTCCTCCAGCCAGTTGCGGCGTATGGCGAGGATAGTGTTTGTCCCCTTCTCAACCGTAACCACGTAAGGTAGTTTGATTCCCGTTGGTTCGCCATGCTTGTCGGTGTCCTCATACCCTTCCAAGTCCAGATCAACGTGCATCTCGAACAACTGATAGCGGTTGTCGATGGATGCCGTGAAGCCCTGCTCGGTGGCTTTCTGCTTCTCAATCTCGTCCAACACCTGCACCGGATCGCCAAGGTCAACGTCGCGGTAGAACCCCGCCACCATCAGGCGACGCAACTCGTTTTTCGTCTTACGCATCCTGTGCGTAATGCGCTCCGACGCCTGTAAGTTAGGTGCGCCGTAGGGGACAATGATGTCTTCAGCCGGGATGAACGGCGCTACCTGCCGGTCTAGTGCGGGGTCAAAATAAACTTTCTTGAACGCATTACCCGAGAGCGCCGTAGCCAGCAGCAGTCGTTCATGCTCCGGGCGATACTCCTGCATCACCTCGGTCAACTCGTAGTTCATATCCTCCTGAACCCGCGCCGCCGATTGTTTCTTGTCAGGAGTCTCCTTACCGATAATCTTGGTACGCACAGGGCCAGCGGAGGGGAAAGTCTCCATGATCAAGTCGGATTGAAACTTGACCGCCGCTTCCATCAGCAAGGGATGGTAGACGCCGCTGGCTCCCGGCCACGGCTCAGACCGATCTTCGTACTTGAGGCCAAGCAGCTTCAACCCCTTGATGTAGATCTCAAGCCAGTCCTTGCGACCGTTCATGTCCTCGGTCACGTCAGCCATCAAGTCGTAAGCCAAAGACGCAAGACTCGACTCAGGCATTTCTTCCGCGATATTGGCATCGAACGCAGGTTCGCTATGCCCCATGTGGATGTCCAACGGGCCAGCGTGGATGTTGACCTCTTCCGGATCAACGATCTCAATGGTCAACGGTTCAGCATCGTCTGTGAGACTGGCAAGACCTGATGGAGCTTGGCCGATGGATTTATCAATGCTCATATCATTTTCCTATCGTGGGTCGTGCGCTCTACGGCACCACCGCGTTTGTAATTTCTATTTGGGTCGAATTTGGGTTCCATATCACCGGGCATTCCCGAACTAACCGGGCCGGGATCGCTTCCGACAAAATTCAAAAATGGAAATTTATTGCGTTCTTCCAGCATCGTTTTTGGCAGAACACCTTTGGAAGTTTCAACTTCATTACCGGTTATGTAGTCAATCGGATGCGTAGTGAGCTTGTCCCACGTACCCGGCTCTTCGCCTTTGGCAAAACTCTGATTATAGAGTTTGTGAGTGTCCACAAAATCCGAATTCCCCCATTTGTATTCCGGAACCACTCTAAGCATGGAAGACTTAGTGTCTTCAAGAACCCTGCTTTCCTTATCAGCAAACGAATCTTTGTTGCTGTACTTGTTTGGGTTTTGTGCTACAAAATAATTGTGGTAGAAAGCGTTTATGTTCGATTGATATTGAGGAGCAGAATTAGAACCCATGATGTCGTGGATTCTATTAATGTACTCGTTGGTTATCGCGTTGTGCCTAGCTTCGTGGGCAAAAGTCTGCGGACTCGCCCCGCTTCCAATGCCTAAAATGTTCGTACTAGGCTTTTCAAATTTTTCGTATTGGGCTTCGGAGATCGCATAATCCCTAGGCACAAGTTTTAATTTTTGTTCAAATGTAGGTGGAACTAATTTTTTATTAGCGTCGGGGGCGTTTTGAAAATTGACCCCTAACGTACTGTAGTAGACATCAGGGTCGCCTACGTTCACCATCCGAGAAGTGTCTACAAGATTTTGTTCTGAAGGCATCAGCTTGGAACGTATCTTTGCCGCTGCTTCCGGATCCTTGTTAACGTCCACCCTTCCCATCCAAGGGTAATATTGCATCAATGTGCGTATGCCTGATTCCATCAGTAATACCCTCTGTGCCTTTTCGACTTGAACCACTGCACTGGTTCTGGCTGGTCTGTTGGTAGTTTGATAAACCCACCCTGACGGAACCGCAGCAGTGCAAGCGACGTAGAGTCAACTAAGTCGTCGTTCTTGCCAGCCGGGAAATCATTACATTCTTCAATGACTTCTCTAGCCCACCGTCTGTCAGGTGCCCAGACAATACCTGATCTAAACAAGTCCGTCACCGCGTTTACACGCGAAATCTTGTCTTGGCCCTTGCCCGGTGTGAACTCCATAATCGGAACGCCCATACGACGCATCTCTTGGTAGAGCGCCGAGCCGCTGGATTTCTTTTCAACGATGAAGCTATCTGGACTCCATTCTTGGTACTGCTCCAGCACCATCTCCTTCAGCTCCGGGTACTCCATCCGTTCCTTGATGGCGTTCAGCAAGATAATGTTCTGGTTCTTGGTCTCTTCGTTGAAGAACACCCCCCACGTAGTCAGGGCGTTGTAGTCGGCACGGGTGTTCTTTTCTTGTGCGGAGTCGAGTGCCATGATGATGAATTCGCAGTGTGGCGGATCGTCTTGCTCCCAGACGTTCCACCACTCTCTCTTTATAAGAGCGCCTTCCTCTGCCGTTGGCTCCTGCATGTACTGGGCTTGCCAGTATCGCGGATCCATATCGGCTTTCTTGGAGAGCAACTCTTCCAAAGGCCAGAACTCAGGCCAAAGGGGCTGACCATTTAAAATGGCAGGGAACTCAATAACTTCCCACTCCGCAGAGTCGTCGTTACGGGTCATGTGGTCGATGATCTGACCGGTCAGGTCGAGCTTTGACCAGCGCGTCATCACAACGATGATCGCGCCCCCCGGCATCAGTCGTTGGATTGGGCCTGACTGGAACCATTCCCACGCGGGTTCAAACACGTGTGGTACACCTTGTTTGGCTTCCTGCTCGGAGTGTGGGTCATCAATAATGAACAGATCGGCACCACGACCAGCCAAAGCACCACCCACACCAATAGCAAAATACTCTCCGTTAAAGTTGGTACCCCACCGAGAGGCGCTCTTGCTATCTGCTTGTAGCTCGACCTGCGGAAAGATGTCATGGTATAGGTCGCTCCCTACAAGGTTACGGACACGTCGGCCGAAATTTACTGCAAGATCAGCAGTATGCGAGGCCATGATCACTTTCTTCTGAGGATACTTGCCAAGGAACCACGCCGGGGCAAGGTAGGAGATCATCTCGCTCTTGCCATGACGCGGTGCGATGTTAACGATGACCCGTTTTTTAGCCCCAGAGGCAATTTCTTCAAAAATTCTGGCTAATTTCCGATGGTGTGGCCCCACCATATAGCCCGGATAAACGTGCTTAATGAAGCTCAAAAAGTCGTCTTTTGCCTTCGTTTTGGTCGTTTCTTTGTAGTATTTGACCAATAAATCGGCAGTTTTACGCTTCTGGGCGTCTGGCATAGACGGAAGCGCAGCACGGAGCTTGGCAAGGTTCTCAGGCGTCAGTTTGAGGGCTGTACTCAACCTGCGGCTCCTCCATAACGGTGTATTCGATGTTATCAAGCACCGTGAGCAGTTCGCGTTCTACTTCTTCAATCGGCAGCACTTTAAGAGTGGTTTCACTGCGCTTTTTGAAGGCATCTACACCATCTACTTCGCCCAAACTACGGAGTGCAGTAAGTCTGTCCTTGGTCGTTTGGGCATGTTCTACCTCATAGACCAGCTTGTTGATGACGTACATCTTCAATTCAGCAAGGTCATCGACCAACATGCAGTTTGACTGCTGAACCATCCCAGCCAGATAGGCCATCACTTCGTTCGGGTAACGGGCGTACTCAGGCCGTAGCTTGGGGTTGGCAGTCATTTCTTTAGCCAACTCAATTGCTTGGGCTTGATGTTCGGCAGAGGGAGAGATGGGAGTGCCGGTTAGATCGGCCAACAATTTCATCGTGTTGACCCGCATCTCAAGTTCTTCATGCGGAGTCAGGTCGGGCATGGCTTCCGTGGCTTTTTTGGGCAACGGAATGTCTTCATCTATGTCAGGCATGTACGACATGCAATGCCTTGCAAGGGTTTGGATTTATACAATATATACGATTTCTATTGGTATGGAACCATTTTAGTGA